CCTTTCCATCCGTTGCGCACTAAATAAAATTGCTCATTTCTGCATACAGTGTCATACTTTTCAACAAGATCTAACAATGCCATGCATCCATAGCAACGAATTATAATATCTTTCAATGGTTTACCCAAAACATCCTGAATCATTAAAGCTGAAACAGAACATCTGAAATATTGCTCAAACTCAAACCGTGCAGATAGGCGACAACACTGGCGACAGCAAGCAAAACACAAACCATTTCTCCATACCAAGCTAAGATCTTTTCTATAAAAATCAGCAAGCTGCTGAGTATCAAGTATAAAGCTGCAAAATATACATTGTAAAGACACGTCAAAAATAGACAAGTGAAAATATTTGCAATAATCATCTAATCTTGTAGGATAAGAAGGCTCCATCAGGTCTGAAACACAGATCACATCTCTCTTATATATGTACCGAACGCGGTATGCAAAGCACTACACTGTAGTGGTAGTTGGCAGCAATTACCATTAGAGAGTTGTTAGTACCGCTCCCGGTACATGAGTGAAAGAAAAGGAACGCATTCGGTCGCTGCCAACCTTGAGTCAGTTCGTGTTCGTCTGAACTTGCACTTACCTTTATGCGCGTTCCAATTGTACCGTTACCGGTCGGAAAAATAGCCCTAGGCGCCAAGAATGTACCGTATATGGTTGAAAAATGGCCAAAGAGATTATGATCTCTTCCCTCTCTGGTGTCCAAGCATGCAATGTTTATTACTCTTGGCTCCTGTCTTTGACAACATGCAAATAGGGTGGAGGCAATACATAACGACCCCATGAGTCAGGATAGCTTAGCAATTCGTATTTATTAATTTTAATCACAGTTGAAACATTCACAGACATGTAATCAAGTGCTGGATATTTCACAGTATTAAGTTCACAGTATATGTAAACATGCACAATGCCTTTCATTACTTTGTTCGTTTGCGTTTATTACGACGGGTAGACAATGATCCTGAAGAGTATCTAAGGCGTTTTAAAGATGTTGATCTAGAAGGGGAACCAATTTGAAATAGAAATTTGCGACCTAAAGGAAACTGTGACAGTTCAGTTGAAAATTTCTCTTTCAAATCTACATTCCAAAATGTATAATTCTTATAAGGATCCTTGTTTTCCATCTCTTCATCTGAAGGTGGGCAACGAGTTGCTAATGATTTAATAAATCTGTAAGTATCTTCAATACTTTGTGGTGGTGGAGGTACAAACGATAACTGCCAGTTATCTAGAATCTGAGCATTCATAACATTTAAATGAGCCAAAATATCTGGGTCAAGTGGTACTTTACACAACTGAAATATAAGTTCAAAATCATATTCTTCTGTATGTCGTAAATATTGTTTAAAATCTTCTGCATTGTAATAATAATTATTAGGAATTTTATCTGCTTTGTCATAAACAGATATAGTAAGATTTGTGTTTCTGGTATTGTCCACTAGTGTAACAAATAACTGATTGTTCCAGCAAATACCGTTATTAGGCCCCTGAGCTTTTTGTAGCCAATATGGTTTATTAAATAATTGTACCTCACTGGAAACTAAAGACCCACTGCTGGTTGGAAAGTACACATGAGAACCTAAATTATTTTGAGGTAAATCCTGTTCCCCTGTGTTTGGATTTATATAAAAATCTTTTTCTATGGGTATATTATCACCCATAATTCCAGCTCGAGCAAAGTAATGTCTGGCATATGCCTGTTCACGCTTAGTGCAAAAAAACAGTTTATCACCATAGATATCTTGCTCCATTTTAATTATGTCTGGCCATTTACACGTTTCATTAACTATATCCAAAGGAACACTGGACATATCCTGCTGTAAAGCTTTAAAGTTAGCAGCACCGAAGCCAATATCACACATATCACCATCCTGAATTACAGTATTTAGTAATTGAATCGGAGGACAATCACCTAAATTCTGATTTTCACCTTCACAAGGTTTCGCTACATCCCAGTGTTCTCCGGTAGCTGGTTCACAACCTACAATAAATAGTTGAACCTGTTTGGGATCAACAGAAACGTTCTGTCTGTTTTCTTTACCTGCTTTAGGAGGATATACAGATGGATTTTCTGTATCACCTACTTTATTAAATAAAGGATGACCAGATGTCCCCAATCCTAGTGGGCCACCGCGACCAATCTGCAAACCTCGTAGCTTCCACACTAAACGTTCATGGTCTGAATTATAATATGTGCTGTCAATGAGAGCAAATTTATTAGGATCTGGTAATTCAAGACGAAATACTCTAAATTGTGAACCAGATACCTTTGGGACAAATACCTGACCTTCAATAGCAGGATTATCGATTTGAAAGTATGGATGACCAACAGTGAGTAACCTCTCAGAGCCAGCATGAAAAAATAAATTGGTGCCGACCACGTAATCATCAGTATTTAACACTTTAGCCACAGGTTTCGCAGGAGGCAGATACAATTTTCCAGTTTGCTGTTGCCAGAGTGCCATCTGTAAAATATTAAAACATTTGGGATCGTTTGCGTTTTCGTCGCTTATATAATGATGGATGTAGATAATAATCAGAACCAAATGGATCTATATATACACTTGGTATTATATCTGTTTTATTTGGTATTATATCATCTATACTGTAAACTGAAGGATATGACACTGTCACTCCTACATCTTGTAGGTCCACAAAAAACCTGTCTGTCACATTCTCCACCAACGTAGGTACAACCTGTAACTCTTCCTCCTCATTGTTAAACACCTCCAGATGTCCTCCTGAATATACATCATCCTGTATATCAATGAGAGCATCCTCACTGAAATCAGCAAATAAATCAATAGGAGTCCCTCCACCTAAACCATCCACTATTGTCAACTGGTCTGGAGACTCTCCTAGGGTATCTAATTCTATAGTGTCAGCAGATGTTTCATCAATTAGATTAACTGGGCTCAAATCATAGTAAAAATGTGCCTTTTGTGTTAAAACTGCACCACTTCTGGTACTGACCTTGCCTCTAATTCCTAATCTGCTGACACGTACAGTTCCTGTAGGTGTTTCCGAAAACAAAGGCCTGCCCAATCGGATAACATCTGTAAAAGCAGGATCCGGAGCAGCTGCCAACTCTTGCAAATCCCGCTCAAACTCTAAACTGACATCATCCTGAAAGGCGGGATTTTCAAATTCAAATTGAACAGCCTTCGACGGTTGACCTAAAAAATCTATGTTTCTGGTTTGCACCTGCTCTACAACACGAGTGTATAGCTGCTTTGGTTTAGGAACAATAATAGGTTCTCTAAATGGTGTACTAGTTTTTTGCAAACTGTCCAAAGTTTCTAAATCACTAATACTACTGATTGGTTGTAGTTCAAATTCTTCTCCTATTGTTGTTCCAGCATATCTAGGATCAACAAAAATACTGAAATCTGGGTCTATAGTGGAGCTTTTAATAAAAGTATATCCTGAGTCTACATCTGTAGTTTCTATAACTACTTTAGTAACAGGCTGTTCTACAGGTGTTATTTCCAATAGGGCAATGTTTTCAGTAACACCTGTTACAATAGCTGGTTGTCCTCCAGTACTTCCTAATGTGTTAGCTGCATCTGTAAATACTTCATAACCTAAACCTTCACCAGAGCCTGTATTAATATCTATGATAGTAGGATCTGGCAATCCGCCTTCACTTAAAGGTACAATAGCAGGTTCAGTTGGGGCTATAACTCTAGGAATATTGCCTGCAGAGCTTATAGGATCAATAGGAACACCAAAAGCAGTGGGGCGTGATGGTCTTGGCCTAGCCGTAGGTCGTACCACCTCTGGTACTTCTAGAACATCTGTAGGTGGAGTTCTCCCAGGTAATGGAATTTCTTCTGGAAGTGGACGAATTCCCGTTGTGACACCAGAACCCCTCCCAGACCCAATCCCCAAACCTCCTAAATATAATATACTACCAAATATACGTAATAAACGATCCGCAAGTGTATTTTGTTCTATTTTATTTTCTACATCAGGAGGACATGTACCAGACAGTTTACAATGTCTGTATATATTTTCAGCAGAATCACGTTTTACACGTTTTACTCTATACATGTTTATAAGCTATCTAATGACCCTAAAGCAAATGCAGTATGTTTAGGTGGTTTAATAACTTGCAAAAAATGATTTCTTTGTGTAATGGAATCAAATGAGATAAGCATTCTACTTCCTAAGGGTGTGTGACTATCACCTATCCATCTCCAAACAGTGCTGCTAAAAGCATAAAGTACGCTATGTTTTGTATACAGCCTATTGCGCCAGCATTTTAATGAATTTGCAGGACCTTGAACAATTACGACTGGGGGATCCCGAGCGTCAGCTTGAAGTCGTTGAAGTCGCGTAAGACCCGTTCGCTGAGTTGATCGATGTCGTGTTCCAACTTCCTCAGCAGTTGGGTAAGAAGATGGCTTAGAGAATACTGATCTTCTTCTTTTTGCTGCGGAGGATAATTCTCCTTGTTGGTCTCCTCGTCTTCCAGGTCGAATGTCAGAGGTTTCCGAAGTGGAGGATACTGTCGTCCTCTGTAGTCGTCTAGGGCTGATGCTCTGCGATGTGGACGGGGCGTCGCTGGCGGTTGCAGATTCGTCCCGTTTCCTTTTGGTGGATTCCCCTGTGGTCCGCTTGGAGTAGCTGGAAGATGAGACAATTGATGTATTTTTAAAATAAATTGTCCATTCTCCTGTGTTGCCATATCTCTCTGCATCTGGCTCAAAAATGGTAAAATATGTTCTATCACCATTGGTTTCAGTAAAGTATAAACCATTTTCATCTACTTCACCCCGTGTTTTATGCCACTGTTCATTTTCATCTTGATAATAAATTTCATCCCAGTTTGTATAAGGAAATGCTTTCTCTTTATCATGGTCATACCAGACATCAACTGTATAACCTTTCTTTTTAAAACAGTCTTTTGGCTGTGTGTTTATAAGTTCAGCACTAGTTTGTTGCAATGTCCATTCTTCATTGGCATATTTAGATCTAGCCAATGATTTTAATAGTAGTCCCATTTTAATAGCTTCTTTAGCATTATATTCAGACACTGCTGGAGTTGGAGTAGGTTGCAGCCCTAATCTTAGATAACCATTTTTTCTAGCATAATATAGTATTACATGTTCTTTTCTAACATAGTCCCAATATTTTATTTGTGTTGCAAGATCTTTTGCACCTTGCTCATAAATTGTCAATATTGCATCTTGCAGTGCATCGAAACGCTCTGTCAGGGACTGTTGAGTTTCCTCCTTCCTCGCCATCGTCTTGCCTCAAGTCTAAATGTGTTTCAAATTTTCTAAAAAAACATGCCCAAGTATTATTGGTTATTTCATATGGTAATTCACCAGTTTCTGATACAGGTAGTTTATTTGGAAAATTAAAACACTTTAACCTGCTTCTTAGGTACATCAATGTATCATCTTCTAACACATTAATATTTGTTGTAACTAATAACGGTGGTAATTTCATTTGTACAGGTTGTTTATGTTTTGAATCCACACTTACAGGATTACCATCTAATCCATTTCTTAAATTTACATCAAAATATAACCAGCATTGGTATGTGGCATCATCAACCAATCCTATTTTACCATTAGTTAAAGGAGATAACCAGAAGTGACTTTTACTATTCATAAATGAAATAACTGTACCTTTCAAAAACTGTATTAATGAATAACAAAATAAAGATTTGCCCGTGTCGGGAGGGCCCCAGAATACTAAACAATGTTTCTTTGGAACACCATGCAGAAATGGTTTAAATGCAGTAAGAAATTCTATAAAATTTACATTTTGATACTTTAAAAGCTGTGCAATAACTCTCCAGTTACCACTCTCATCTGCTTCCTCACAGCATTTGTAAATCCAATCTGAAATAGACATTTGTCTCATTTCATATTTTTTGTAATGTCTAACCATAATGACACAATCTCTTACATATCGAGCTTGATTGTTACTAAGTAAAAACGCTGCAGCATTTGTGTCTTCGTCTGCAGCTAATGCATAGTTATATGCTACTGCAGGTTCATCTGTCATATTATTATCAAATGCCCATTGTACCATCTTTGAAAGATCAAATGATTCTGCTGATGCTACTTTGTGATCCAATAATATTAAATTTGATAACCAGTTAGGAAACTCTCCAAACTTATACGTAACGTTTGACATTGACTTTTTATAAAAGTATATAGCTACCGCAGCACTTCTTAATACAGGTGGATCACACAATATTTGGTATTCCTCAATATTTAATAATGTACAAAACAATTTTTGTACAGTCTCTCTGCACTTAGCACTTTTAAATGTTACTAAATACAATGCATATAACCCAACACTTATCAACAAGAAAAATTCAGCATGCTGTTGTAAACTTATTTTAGAACTATTTTGTACATTTTCATTAATGTTAAACACAGCAATTACCCAATTTGGTGAACATGTTTTGTTACTCTTATACAATCTGGTTAAATCTGTATAACTAACACCAAATAATTCTTTAAATTTTGCAAGCGCTGTAGCTTTACGATTACTACAACGCAGCAGTTCAATTGTTGTATCGCCGCCATTAGGCGTCTCCAGCACAGATGATTCTACAGCGTCTACCTGAGAAGTACTTGCAGCTTCATCTTCCTCTATTCCACTGTCTTTAAACAAACGTCTTTTGCTTTTTCCTTCACCCGATATTTTAACTGCTTGCAACCTGGGACTCAGCTGTTCAATTATTTGCTCAGGGCTTCTAAGATACTTTCGTTTTAGATTAGAGACTGCAACGTTGCAGTCTTCTGTTACCTGCTGATTGAACAGTGCCAGGGAATTTCCCTGGTCCAGTTCATCGACATCATCAATTAGCTGCGATACACATGAACCATCTGTACTGTCTTCAAATAAATTATCCAAGGAATTTATATCTAGGCATTCAGCTTCAGTCACAATATACCATTCAGCATTAGTATTTACAGACTGTTTAGAATCAGTACCTTTAAGATCTGCCATGGCGAAAAAGTTGTTTGGAGCACCGAGTGCAATTTATCCCAAGTTCTGAAAACAGCAACAGTTGCAAGGTACGAACAGCAGCTGAAGTAGCTACAATAGTAATTCTTACACCTGATTTACAAGTGACACAACAGGTGTCTATTGTATAGGGCTGTCGCTCCTCCTCTTCAGGATCAGCATCAGGAGATAATGATTCTTCAGCAAGCAAAGGTGCAGGTATCACTAATTCTTCTAAATCTACATTAATATCGCGCAATGCAGGTTGTTCACCCCTCATTTTGGAATACACTCTCTACACAGACCTTTCCATCCGTTGCGCACTAAATAAAATTGCTCATTTCTGCATACAGTGTCATACTTTTCAACAAGATCTAACAATGCCATGCATCCATAGCAACGAATTATAATATCTTTCAATGGTTTACCCAAAACATCCTGAATC